GATTCACAAAAGCCAAATCAATCTATTTAGATTCAGAATGAAACATTTGGAAAGCCGTATGCAAGTGCAATGTGTAAAGTGGTTCAGACTACAATACCGCCAGGTGGGGGATTTATTAATCCATGTTCCCAATGGTGGATCACGCGACTTGCGAACGGCCCAAAGGTTAAAAGCGGAAGGAGTTATCCCAGGTGTTTCGGATTTGGTATTGTTTATGCCCAACCTAACCCACCACGGGTTATTCATTGAACTGAAAATCAAACCAAACAAGCAATCCGAACACCAAAAGAAGTGGCAATTAATGGTCGAGGCCATGAATTACAAATATGCGTTGGTATATTCGTTTGAAGATTTTATTGTGCAAATAGAAAGTTACTTTGATAACGCTTAACGATATCGCCAAACGCCACATTGAATGGATCAAAATAGCCAAATACTTGGGTGCGAATCGTGATGAGGTCGACGATATGGTACAAACGATGTATTTGAAGTTGGGTGAAATACAAATAAAGGAGGGTTCACTAAACAGATTTGCCAATTACAACGGAACCATTAATACAATCTATCTTTTCAAAATGCTACATAATGCGTTTATAGACATCAAACGGGCAGAAAACAAGACAATACCACACCAAGACCAATTTAACCCCGTAGAAAGCCCCGAAATGGCTGAAATGGCACACATGGACTTAATGGGTGAAGTAAAGAAAGCAATTGATGACCTACGGGATTATGACCAGATGTTATTGGAACTGCATTTTGTGTACGGACATTCGATGCGGGACATTGAAAAAAAGACGGGCATTCCAACCCATAGTGTATTTAACTCAATCAAAAACGCCAAACAATTTATCAAACAAAGAACAACGGTAAAATATAAAATTTATGCAGAAGAAAAACGAAACACGGAAGAAGTACACCGAATCACGACCATCCATAGGTTTGGGGGATACGATTCAGAAGGTAACGAAAGCCACGGGGATTGAACTTGCCACCAAATTTTTGATGGGCGAGGACTGTGGATGCGATGCCCGTAAACACAAACTGAATAAATTATTCCCATCCCGTCAACCATTGTGCATGACGGAAGACGAATACCATTGGTGGACACATTTTAAGACCATCAACGACACGACATTGGCACCAATGGAGGCAAACAAGATAGCGGAAATATGGTCACGCATATTCCGTTCAAAAAGAATTTACAAACCATGTTCCTGCAACCCAAAGGCATGGCAAAACATGATAAACGAATTGACACAAGTTTATGAGACTTACGAGAAACCTTTGTGATTGTTGCGACCATCATGCAGAATCAACAAAAGAACTTATCAACGAAACGGGGCCAAACATTGAACCCAACCAAATTTATATGTGTATAAAATGCCGACAGAAATTTCAAGACCGAGCAAAATGGGGGCCGTGGTTACTCGCCGCCAAAAACTTGCAAAACAGTACGCGATAGCCATTTTACGCGAGGACATGGGAATGACATGGGAAAAGGTAGGCAAAGCCATGGAAATGAACCCACGCGTTTGTAATGAACTATATTTGAAAGCCATCAAAGATGAAGCCGTATCAGAAAACTTATTTCACACACTTTGGGTATGATGAATCCGACAAACCGATGTGCGAGGTATGTGGGAAAATTGCCCAGGATTTACACCACATCAAAGCCCGTGGCATGGGTGGATCAAAGTATCGCGATAACATTGAAAACATCATGGCATTGTGTAGGCCTTGCCACGAATTTTACGGGGATAAAAAACAACACAAAGATTTTTTAATTATCACACACCAAATAAAAATGAACAAATGAAAACATACAATTGCAAAAGTTGTGGTAATGATTTTGAAAGCAAAAAAGGTTGCAAAACAAGAGAACCAAAGTATTGTTCGAGCAAATGCTATGGTGTTACATTAAAAATGGAAATAAAATGTAAACTTTGTAACCAGGTCATTGAAAACAAACATTCGGTTAGTTTGAAAAATAGAATTTATTGTTCAAGAAAATGTCAAAGTGAAGCAAGATTAAACAAACCGTTGAACGAAGAATGGAAACAAGCATTGAGTGTTGGGCGTAAAAGTTCAATAAAATGTAAAGGCGAAAATCTTTACAATTGGAAAGGTGGTAAAGCGACTGAAACCATTAGAATGAAATCACATTTTTACAAACGAAAAAGAGGATTGAAAAAAGAAATGCCGATTACCTTTTTGCATAGAATGTTAATAGTGCAAAAAAACAAATGTTTCTTTTGCGAATGTGATTTGACAGATTACAAAGCGATTGAACATTTAACACCAATATCCAAAGGAGGTGATAACGATGTTTTTAATTTAGTTTACAGTTGTAAAAGTTGTAATTCAAAAAAACGCCAAAACACATTGGAAGAATTTGCAATAAAGCAAAATAGAATTGATTGGTTAAACAAATGGGAACATATATTTAGTATAGCATTATGATAATAGAAATAAAAAAAATATCGGAATTAACACCCGCCCCGTATAACCCCAGGGAATCAACGGAAAAACAAGAATCTCAGTTAAAACAATCCCTTAAAAAATTCGGAGTTGTTGAACCAATTATTTATAATAAACAAACGGGTTACATTGTCGGTGGGCATTTTAGGGTAAGGGAGTTGCAAAAATTAGGTTACACCGAAATTGAATGTGTAATTGTGGATTTGGCCGAGGAAGATGAAAAGGAATTAAACATTAGATTAAACGCAAACACGGGTCAATGGGATTGGGATGAGTTAGCAAACAACTTTGAATTGGAGGACTTGAACGATTGGGGTTTAGAGGTTCCAAATATGAAACACGAATTAGAAGCGGAGGATGATAATTTTGAGGAACCCGAAACGATTGAAACGGATATTGTGTTGGGTGATTTGTTTGAGATAGGCGAACACCGATTGTTGTGTGGGGATTCCACAGATAGTGATGCAGTTGGCAAATTGATGAATGGGCAGAAAGCGGACATGGTATTTACAAGCCCACCATATAATAGTGGAGATGTAGCAATGAGAGGAGGCGGCAATTTTGCATTTGGGAAAAAAGGAGCAAAAACATTGTACGAAAATTACAAGGATGATAAAACACCGCAGGAATATTTTGATTTTTGCATAAGCATCTTAAACAATATCAGTTTAATTGTTAATGAATTACATAGTGTATTTTGGAATGTTTCATATAACGCCAATTCACGAGATGATTATGGTAAAATTGTATTTTCCGATGTAAATCCTTTTCGTGTAAAAGAAACGATAATATGGAATAAAGGCATAGCAATACCAATTACCAGTGAAGGAATATTAAGCAGAAATAGTGAATTTGTGTTTTTAATGTCAAATGGTGAAAAATATTTGACTAATCAAAAGATAGGCGAAAAGTCAGTTTATTGGAATACTTGGAATATATCTTCATCAGGTAGTCAGCATAACGAACACAAGGCGTGTTTTCCAATAGAATTACCATTCCGAGCGATTGAAGATTTTAGTAAAAAAAACCATATCGTATATGAACCATTTACGGGAAGCGGAACAACGATGGTAGCGGCGCACCAACTTAAACGCAAATGTTATGGAATGGAATTAGACCCAAAGTATTGCCAAGTGATTATTGACAGAATGAAAAAGTTAGACCCAACAATTAAAATTAAAAGAAACGGAGTTGAATTATGAAAGCATGGAGAGAAACCAGCCGAACAATTCCCATTGATAATGAGTGGGTATTAATTGACACAAAACAAATAGGGTACATAATGGAAGACCAATGGTATTTGGCCCACGATGATTCCCCAATACAAACCCCAATTTGGTGGATGCCCATTCCAATTTTACCAAATGATTGAAACCAACCTATGGCAAACGAACAACATTTAATACCACCTAAGCACGGCGAAATTAGAAACCCCAAAGGAAAACCAAAGGGGACTAAAAATAAATTGACCCAATTACGAAAGTTGATTAAAGACATTATTCATATTCACAATGGCGAAGTAAACGATTACACTAAAAGATTGTTGTATCAATTTTATGAGGTTTCAATGTCAGATGCTTCCGTAAATTACATAAGTGATATAGTAACGGATTTATATTTTATTGAAAGCGACTTTGGAATTAAGATTGGAATATCAAAAAGCGTCAAGTCGAGAATAAAGCAAATACAATTGTATGCACCAAGTGCAAAATTATTAAAGGTTATTAAAAACGCTGGTTCTTTTGAGAAAACATTGCATCGGCATTTTCGGAAACAAAACATAAAGAACAATCCATTGTATGGGGTTGAATGGTTTTATAAGAACGATGACCTTGTCGATTTTATTGCATCCGTAAACACACCGCTTGATTTGGTGAACAAGTTTGGAAGCAACAATATCAAGCAGTTGCAAATACAATTTTAGTCAGTTAAAAACAGAACAAAAACAGAATGAGCAAAGAAGATTTGATTCCGTTTCAACCTGGGGAGAGTGGCAACCCCAATGGCAGACCCAAAGGCACAAAGAACCGAAGCACCATTGCCCGTAAATGGTTGGAGGTGATGCAAGAAAGCAAAAACCCCATCACGGGTGAATTGGAAAAACTAAGCCAAGAAGATTTGATAACACTTGCAATGATACACAAGGCAAGGAAAGGCGATGTCGGTGCGTACAAACAATTGATGGATTCGGGCTTTGGTATGCCCACCCAACAAATTGATGTTACCACTGAAAAACCAATCTTCAATGGTATTGATTTGGATGTAAAATAATGCTTCAAAGAACCACCGCCCAGAGTAAAATTGCCAACCTGCGGAAGCCGGTGCGGATAGTTAGGGGTAGCACAACCAGCTCAAAAACATTTAGTATTATTCCCATGCTTATCACCTACGCGGTGCAAAACCCAAAGTGTGAAATTAGTGTGGTATCGGAAACCATCCCACATTTGCGAAGGGGTGCAATCCGTGACTTTCTTAAAATTATGGACATGGTAGGAATGTTTGATCCAAACAAATGGAACAAGTC